TCGATGTTTTATCCTCTAGAAGACAAACTTAAAACGGCTCAGTGGTATGGGTGGTCAATTAATTGGCTAGATGGGGGAAGGAGTAGAAAAGAACTTCTACGCAGATGCTTACACAGAAAAGTTATTTGTGCAGATATGTCAAACTTTGATAGCAATGTGTTTGCAAGGTGGATTCGTAAAGCCTTTGGTATTATTGAGTCTGCTTTTATATTAACACAGGAACAGAAAGAAGCTTTTAAGCTCATCTGTGAGTACTTTATCAAGACGCCATTCTTATGGACTGATAGAGAGACTCGTGAAGCTACAGTTAGACAGAAATTCAGAGGAGTGCCCTCTGGTTCTACATTCACAAATCTCGTTGATACATTGGTTAACATGTTTTACATGCACTATGTTGAATTGAGATGCGATGACACAGATCTGGATATTACGTCAGAAGCCATGTATATGGGAGATGATGTTTTCTGTCCGATAGTTACTTTCTCGAGAAGTATAGAGCTAGATGAAATCGCAGGTTATCTATCTGAAGTGGGTGCAGATATGTCAGTCAACAAGACTGAACTATTTGACAATACCATACACAGGTGGAAACAGAGTGAAGAACAGGAAATATGCAGTGGTTTGGATGATCCTAAGGACGTCCCGAGTCATGTATATTGCTCCTTTCTTTCTAGGTGGATCACAAATGATTCGCTCATCTCGGATGGTGAGAAGGCGTTTACCGCAGCTTTCCTTCCTGAGAAGAAAGATAGAAATGCATATGATACTTCACAGCGTATTATCGGCTTAGCTTGGTCTTACGGTAACAATCCAGTTACATATAGATCACTGTCAGGTTTACTAACACGTTTGTGGCACGTTCATGGTTTAACCAAAGAAGGTGCACTGTTGCATGCACAACAGAATGGAGGTATCGAGACGAAACTCAGCTTTTTAGGCTGTTTTGTGGGCAGTAGCAAGAAGATAGAGATTGACGAGACGGTATTACCGAGCTTGGAAACTATCTTAGGACTGTACTACGGTCAGGGTTGCGTACCCAGATGGTTGAAAGGTCTTCCAAAACCTGGACCCATCGAAAGCGTCGCATACGCGATTGCAAAGAGGAGAGATACTCTATAAACTCTCGCC